AAAGATGATATATTAGAAGAAATAAATAAATTACCAAAAAATATAAAAGAATTAAATGAAAAATCATCATATTGGGAATTATTAGAATTAAAATTTGATAATATGTATGGTTTTGGAGAAAATAATTATATAAATTTTGAATATGAAAGTGAAAGTATAATAAATATAAATGCTCCAAATTCATATGGTAAGTCAAGTATATTAGATATAATAACATTTATGTTATATTCTTCATCAGCTCGAGGAGATTCATATTGTCCAAAAGACATAATAAATAAAAATTATTTATCAGCAAAAGGAGAATTGAAAATAAAAATAAATAATAATATATATAATTTAGAAAAAATAATAAATAAAAATCAAATTATAAATTTTAAAATATATTCATTTAATGATAATAAATATATAAGTAAAAATACGAATGAAAGTAATAAATATATAATAGATATAATAGGTGAAAGAAAAAATTTTATATTCACATGTTTATTATTACAAAATGATACAAATAATATATTTAATTTAGTACCAAAAGAAAAGAAAAAATTTATAAGTAGTTTAATGAATATAAATATATTTGACGATAAAACAAGAACAATTATAAATACAAAAATTATTGAATTAAAAATAAAAATAAATAATTTAGAAAAAGAAACATCAAAAGATATTAATGAAATTAATTTAAATATAGAAGATTTAGAAAAAGATATAAATAAATTAGAAATAGAAAATAATTTATTTGATAATATAAAAGATATAAATAATAAAGAAATAGAAGAAATAATTTTAAAACAAAAAATAATAACAAATGTAATATTTATAGATGATAATATAAATTATAATTTGTTATTATTAGAAAAACAATATAAATTAAAACATTATAATTTAGAATTAAATATATTAGAAAATAGAAGTAATAATTTAAAACATGTAAAAGAAAAAAATAAAATATTATTAGATAATCAACAATTTACTGAAAATAACAATTTATTATTATTAGAATATAATAATAATAAATTAGAATTAAAATATAAATTAAAAATAGAAGAGGGAGATAATTTATTATTATTAAATGAAAAATATATTAAATTATTAGATGAAAATAAAGAAATGTTAAATATATTAGAAAAAAAAGGATTATCATCAAACTCATTTGATATATATAAGGATTTATATAAAATAAAAGATGTAATAGAATTAATAAGTAAAGATTATAAAAAGATATTAGATAAACATAAAGATAATATTTTAATTGAAGAATTAAAAACAACAAATTTAAAATATTTAGAAAATTACGACGATGAGATAATAGATTTAATAAATAAATGTATTATGATAGATGAAAAAATGAAAGAATTAAAAGAAAATATTGATAATATAATATTTAATAAAAATATTAAAGAAGAAATAAAAAATATAGAAGAAAAAATAGAAGAAAAAACAAATATTATATTTGAACCATATGAGAAATTAAAAAAAGAATTAATAGAGTTTGATAATATAAAAATAGAAATAGAAAATATAAAAAATAAAATATTAAATATATTAAATGAGATAAAAGAAATAGAATTAATTATTGATCAAAAAGAAAGTATATTAAATAATATAAATATAGAAAAATTTAAAGAAGAGAATAATAATATATTAAAAAAATATAAAAATAATAATAAATTATTAATTGAATTAAATATAAATGTAAATTTTAAAAGAAAAGAATATGAAGAAAATATAAAAAAAATAGAAGAATTAAAATCATTAAAAAAAGAATTGGAGAAATATTATATTATAAAACAGATTATATCACGAGATGGATTAGAATTATTTTTATTAGAGAGTAATTTAAAAGTGATAGAGAATATAATAAATGATATAATTTATCCCTTTATAAAGAGGACCTCAAAATTATATATAAAGGACGACGATATAAGAATAGATTATTACAAAGATGGATTATGTATAAATACATTAGGAGGGATGGAGCATTTTATAAGTCAGTTATCGATAAAAATAGCGATGTCAACAATTTATATTTATCCGAAACTGAGGACATTATTTTTAGATGAGAATATATCAGTAATGGATAAAGAGCATATAGAGAATATAAATATAATATATGATTTTTTAAAGAAGTATTATAAAAATATAATAATAATAACTCATATAGAGGATGCGAAGAGACATATAGATGAAGAAATAAAAATAATAAAGAAGAATAAGAACTCGTATGTAAATAATAAGAATTAATTTATTTAATAATATTTAGTGAATATATGTTTAATCGTGGGCTTGCTTTATTAAGATAACTATCGTTATCTTAATAAGCATTTATAAATATATATATGGAAATAAATATAATAGATAATAAATAAAATGAGGGTAAAAAAAAATGAAATATATGAAAAAGAACAGAAAGAAATATTAAAGAAGTTATTAAAAATTCTGAATATAAATGAAGACAACAATATATTAATATTAAATAATTTTGAAAAAGAGAAAATTAATATATGTAAAATACAAGAATTAGGAGATGATGTGAGAACATATTTTAATATAACGAACTGGTCATATTTTCAGAAGTATGATAAAAAAGAGAATAAAGAATATATTTTATTAGTTCGTGGAATATTAAATGCATTAAAAGTAGAATATTACATGACGTCAATAAAAATAAAAGAGGATGGTAAATGGATAAATACAAGAAAATATGTGATAAAAATATAAGTATTATACGTGTATATAAAGTATTTAAAAAAATATAGTATACAAATAATAATAATGAATTACAAGTCCGTTAGTTATAATAAAAAACCAGAACAGAATATACCAAATAAGCAATTATTTTCATTTGATGTTAATTACGACGGAGCAAAAAACTATATTTTTAAAACGTATGATGATATTTATGATATTATAATAAATGAAAAAACGCCTAATATTTACGAGGATCATACATTTAATAATAAAATAAAATTACATTTAGATATTGATAAAAAAATACAATTTAATAATCAATTAGAAAGAGATTTTCATGTAAATAAATTTATAAAATTAATAATAGATCCTATAAATAAAAAACTAGAATTAAAAACCAAAATAATAATATTAATATCGGATACATTAAATAAATTATCAATTCATATCATTTATCCAATGATAATGTTTTCAGACATTATAACAATGAAATATTTTATAACAGATATCAAAGAGTTATTAGAACTGAATGAATTAGACAAATCGATATATAGAACAGGATGTTTTAGAATGTTACATTGTTCTAAGAAAGGAAAGAACAATAAATTAATATATTATAATGGTATTAATTATATTTATGAAGATGATAATGAATTATTTTTAGATTGTTGTATTTGTAACGTTGATAAATCAGATCCGATATACAATTATGAAGTAAAGAATAATTTACCTCAAAGTATATTATATAAGAACCAAGAAAGGAATTTTATTTACAAAAATGTAGATTATGATAAAATAAAAACAGTCTTAGTTATATTAAACGATTATTGTAATGATTATTCGAAATGGCTAATAATATCATTTGCTCTAAAAGATCTATATTTATCTGTAAAAGAAAAAGATTTAGTATATGATTTATTTGATAATTTTTCAAAGAAGTCTATAAAATATAATGAACAAGAGAATAAAAAAATATTTTTTAATCTAGAACCAAAAATAGATATTAATTATTTATTTAATTTAGTAGATATTTCATATGTATTATATCCATTTTATAATTATCAAAAAATAATATTTGATCGTAATAATCATAAAAATATAATAATTAAAAAAGAGAAATATATAAATATCAAAATCAATGAATTACTAAAATTTAAGTATATATTTTTAAAAAGTCCTACTGGTACAGGTAAAACCACATTCTTAAAAAAAATTATAGAAAAAATAGGTATTGTTAACATATTATCAATTACGTCAAGGGTAAATTTAGCTGGTGAGCATATGAAGCATTTAGGATTAGAATTTTATAAAGATGTAAAAGATTTTAGATCATGTAAAAATCTAGTAATTCAAATGGAATCATTAGAAAGGTGTAATTACAAACTTTTTAAGAATGGAATAGTTATATTAGATGAAATAAATAGTTTATTATCTCATTTACGAAGTCCAACAATGAACAACAGGAGAAAGCATGTGTATATGTATTTGATGGAAATTATAAAAAATGCGAAATATGTAATAGGATTAGATGCAGATTTATCTGATTGGAATATAAATTTTTTAAATGAAATTGATAATCAGGAGTATATTGTATATTACAATACAATTCAAAATAAGTTAAATAACAAAGCAATATTTTATAATGACTACAATGTAATGTTAGATATTATGACTGAAAACATCAGAAACAATAAATATTTTATTAGTTGCTTCGACAGTTTGAGACAGATGAATCAAATAATAGAATATTTATCAAAATTTGGTAAGAAAGAAGAATGGTTAATTTATTCGTCTGAAGTGAGTTATAATTTAATTGATACTAAAGATTGGCAAAATAAATTCGTCTTCTACACTCCGTCAATTATATACGGTATTGATTACAATTATAGTTCAATTGAAGTATTTTGTTTTATAAATAAAAATCATTTAAATCCATTACAAATTTATCAAATGATATCTAGAGCAAGAAAACAAGAACGAGTACATATTTATATAAATGAAAAATTAACATATTCAAAATATAAATCAGTAGATGATGTAATCCGTGAGACAGAAAATTATGAAAAGAATTTTAGTTATTTACAGCCAAATTATAAAGATTATATAGATATAGATGATAAAGCTTATCGGATAATGTATTACAATTACAAGTATATGGATAATATATTAAAAACTAATACTAAAGGTTATTTAATAGATATATTGCATAACAACAATGGTTATAAAATTGAGTATAATAATGAAAATGTTGAAATGAAATTAAATAAAAAAGAAAATAAAAAAATTATTATTAAAGAGCGGATTATTGAAATGTTAAATTTAGATAAGGATAATTTAAATGAATACGAAACTAAGTTAGTATCAGATGATAAGGCATTAGACAAATATTTAAATTTATGTATATATAAAAAATCTGACATTGATCAGAAAATAATAGACTCGATAGGTAATAATTTATATATTGAAACGTTTAAGAATAAATTTACGAAAATAAAGATAGCAAAGAAGTTATTATATGTATTGAAAATATATGAAATTGATAATTTATCAAAGGATGTTACAAAACATTTCAAAGACGACAAGGTAGATAGTACTTGGTTATCTGAAAATATTGATACAATTAAAAAGACTTTCGAAATAAGAACAAATAAATACAATGATCTCAGTTACTATAATATTTATTTATTATTAATAACAATATTAAAAAGTTTATTTGATGATAATATATTTATAAAAAAAAAACTTCAAAGAAATAGAATAGATTACTATTATTATATTATTAATAATGAAATATTAGAACAACATATAAATAGTATTAAAAATATAGAGAACTAAACGCCGACTTTTTGCGGTAAAGTATTATATAAATATTATATTTTGGCGCAAAAAGTCGGCGTTTTTATTGTTACAAATTTCTATATTTATTAATGAAATGAAAATTTAATACGTAATAATATAATTATTATGAAATTAACAAAGAATTATTAGAACAACATATAAATAGTATAAAAAATATAGAGAACTAAACGCCGACTTTTTGCGGTAAAGTATTATATAAATATTATATTTTGGCGCAAAAAGTCGGCGTTTTTATTGTTACAAATTTCTATATTTATTAATGAAATGAAAATTTAA